CCCGAAATCATGGTGATGTAGCGTGGCTGAAGACGCCGTGGCAGAGGATATGGTCGAACTGCGAAGCGGCTCAATGTCGCGAGTCTTCGAGGAGATTCGCGAAACGCGAAAGACCACAGCCGGCGTCTACATCTCGCCGGAGACTTCTCTGGAATGCACGGCCGTGCTGGCCTGCGTTCGCGTGATCAGCGAGTCCGTAGCGAGCCTGCCGCTCAATGTCTACCGGCGGCTGCCGGGCGGCGGCAAGGAGATCGCCGAGGAGCTTCCGCTTCAGGAGATCATCGCCCACCAGCCGAACTCGTGGATGACATCGTTCGAGTTTCGCGAACTCATGCAGTCGTGGCTGCTCTTGTGGGGCAACGCCTACGCCTTCATCAAGTCAGGCCGACGCGGGGCTGTCACCGAACTGATCCCGCTGCATCCCTCGCGGATGGAGGTTAAGCGACTAGAAAACGGTCGTTTACGATACGAATACACGCCGCCCGATAAGGTCGTTCCCGACAAATACACCCAAGATCAGATTCTGCATTTGCGGTGGCTTTCGCAGGACGGCGTGACAGGTTACGTCCCGACGACCTTATCGCGGGATGCGATTGCGTTGGCTCGGGCGACCGAGTTGCACAGCGGTGCCTACTTCGGGAACGGTGCTCGGGCCGGCACGATCATCGAAACCAGCGAGCCGCACAAGCCGGAGACGCTCCAGAGGCTCAGGCAATCGTGGGAGGACATGCACCGCGGGTCTGATCGAGCGTTCAAGACGGCCGTGCTTCCCCACGGCATGAGCGTCAAGGAACTGACCACGAACAACGTCAATGCCCAGCTTCTGGAGACTCGACGATATCAGTGCCTCGAAGTGGCGCGATGCTACCGCGTGCCCGCCCATTTGATCGGCGAGCTTCAGGACGTTCGGCATAGCACGGTCGAGCAGGCCGCGATCGACTTCGTGACGTTCTCGCTCATGCCGCATCTTCGCCGCTGGCAGGGCTGTTTTCGACGGGATTTAATTGTCGACGATCGCAATTACTTCGTGGAATTCGACATCAACTCCCTAATGGCGGGAGATTACGCCGCCCGCTCGCAGTTTCTGCGGGAAATGTTCCACATGGGGTGCTTGAGTGTCGACGAGGTTCGCGCGGCTATTGGATACAACCCGCTGCCCGACGAGCGCGGCGACAAGCGGTTCATTCAGGTGAACATGCAGTTGCTCGATGCCTTCACGTTGGAGAACCCGACGGCCGGCATGGGCGTCGAGGAACCGGACACGGCTCCGGTCGCCGCACCGTCCGAGCCTACTGGCGGGCCAGAGCCGTCGAGCGAGCCGTCGCCCGGCTCCGAGGGCCGCGACGCCGCGGAACTTGTGTGGACTTCGACCCTTCGACGCCTCGCCGCGATCGAGGCTGACGGGATTCTGGAGCGGCGCAAGAAACCGGCCAAACTAACGGCCTGGCTTGAGGCTCACGAGCAGCGGATGCGGACGGAACTGTGCGACGCCGCACAGGCGACGGGTCGAGACATCGACAACTTCGTGGCAGCGTGGGGTGAGAAGAGCCGAGATTTGCTTTTGGAATGCCACCGTAGTGGCAAGCAGTACGAGGAGGTTACGGAATCATGGACGGAACGCACGAACTAGAACGCCGAATGTTCGCCGAGGCTCCCGGCCTTGAGGTGAAGAAGGACGAGAGTGGCCGCACGGTCATTCGCGGGTACGCGGCCGTCTTTGAATCCGAATCGCAGGATTTGGGGGGGTTTGTGGAGATCGTGGAACGCGGCGCGTTCGACGCTGTGATGCGGTCGAATCCCGACGTGTTCGGCAAATACAATCACGAGCGGGTGATCGGGCGCACTAGTAGCGGCACGATGCGGCTGATGGTCGACGATCGCGGCCTGCGGTACGAAATCGACCCACCCCATTCGGCTGCGGACGTGGTCGAGTTGATCGAGCGCGGCGACGTTCGCGGATCGAGCTTCGCCTTCCGCACGAACCCGAAGGACGAAGTGTGGGAGAAGGACGCGAAGGGGCGGCAGGTTCGACGCATCCGGTCATTCTCGTTTCTGGGCGACGCCGGGCCGGTCGACCAGCCGGCGTATCTCGCCACCGAGACGTATGTGTCGAAGCGGGCCTTGGAAATGGCACGCGGCGAGATTGTGGAGGAAACAAGTGAGCAGCGAGAGGATAGCCCTGTGGTCGAGGATGCTGACGAGGTTCTCGTCGACACTGAGATCGAGGGTTTCGTCGATGGCGAGGAAGAAGAGCGGGCGGTGAGCCTGAAGCCCACCAGCGGCATGGCATCCGCGGCGAATCGCGGCCTCCGGCTGCACAAAGAAGGCAAAAGCGGCGACGGCCTGAAGCCGGAGACGGTGGCTCGGGCCAACAAGATCGCCGCCCGCGAGGAACTCTCGGAGGATCACGTCCGCGAGATGCGGGCTTGGTTCGCGCGGCACGAGTCGGCAAGCAAGTCGCCCGGCTGGGACACGCCGGGCGAGGAGAAGCCAGGGTTCGTGGCGTGGCTCTTGTGGGGCGGGACTCCGGCCAAGAACTGGTCGAGCCGCAAGGTCGCTCAGATGGAAGCCGACAGTGACCGCAGCGAGGAGCCTGTGGCCGAAGAGCGGAGCGAGCCGAATGTGACTGTCGAAGTCAGTGCCGACACGACCGACTATGTCGGCAAGATCGCGTCGCTCAAGAAGACGTTGATGCTGACCAACTTGCACGCGAGACGCTCAGGCAAGTAGGATACAAGAGTAGACAATACACGCCTCGCGACGGACGTTGCGAGGAACAGTGCGAGGGTGACGCGGACTGCGTCGCTCGGCGTGCTTGCGGGACTTTTTTCACCCGCCGGCCGTCGAGCATCTTTTTGCCCCGTGGCCGGCTCACATTCAGGAGCAAGGCCACTATGGCTAGCAATCTCAAGCGTCTTCAGGATCGTGCAGCGGCCATCGCCGCTCGGATGACCGAACTCACCGATGTCGCCGAGCGTTCGGACGACCAGACTGCGGAACTCCGCAAGCTCTCCGACGAGGCCGATGCCGTCAAGGCCGACCTGGAGTTCGAGAACAAGCTGGCCGCGAAGGAAGCAGAGTTGCGAGCCGTGGTGGAAACCGCCGCTCCCGCGAAGGCTGCTCCGGTCGCCGAGGCTCCCGCCGAGAAGAAGGTCGAGATTCGGCACATGCTCCCGCATCACACCGAACTGCGGGCGTTCAACGACGGCCCCCAGGCGGTGGAAGACGCCTATCGCACCGGCCGGTGGATTCGGGCGACGGTTTTCAAGAATCAGGACGACATCCGGTGGTGCCGTGACCACGGCGTCGAGGCTCGTGCCCTCTCCGAGGGGTCGAACTCGGCCGGTGGCTATCTCGTGCCGCAGGAGTTCGCCGCCCGCGTGATCCGACTCGTCGAAACTTTCGGCACCATGCCGGGGGCTTGCGAGCGGGTGACGCTGGCTCGGGACGTGATGACGATCCCGAAGCGGACGACCGGCACGACGGCCTACTTCGTCTCCGAGGGTGGCTCGATCACTGAGAGCGATCCGGCATGGAACGTTGTGACCCTCAACAGCAAGAAGCTCGCCGTGGCGTGCCGCCTGTCGAGCGAAGTGCTGGAGGACTCGGCCAGCTATGTGAATATCGCTGACCAAGTGACGCAGGAGTTCGGCACGAGCCTGGCGTTCAAGATCGACTCCGTGGGCTGGAACGGTGCCGGCACCTCCGGCGACGGTTCGATCACTGGCATCGTGGGTGCCATCGGCAGCAACGCCACGACCGCTTCGGTTGTGACCGCCGCCTCCGGCAACACGGGCTTCGAGACGCTCGATGTCGACGACTTCCTGGCCGTGATCGGCAAGCTGCCGATCTACGCTCGGAGTGGTGCTCGGTGGTACGTCAGCCCCGCTGGCTACGCCGCGTCGATTGCTCGCCTGAAGTACGCTCTCGGCGGCAACGCCGTCAGCGACCTCTCCGGCGACGCTGGACTCTCATTCATGGGATATCCAGTGACCCTCGTGCATGTGCTTAACAGCACGCTGGGTGCCGATGGCAGTGCGATCAAGGTGCTCTTCGGCAACCTTGGCCTGTCCAGCATCTACGCGGCTCGCCGCGAGTTCTCGATGAAGCTGTTCGATCAGGTCTACGCGACCACCGATCAGCTTCTCATGCAGGGCACGATGCGGTTCGACATCAACCATCACTCGCTCGGCTCGACTACCGAAGTCGGCCCGGTGGTGGCCCTGAAGACCGCTGCCGTCGCTGGCGGCTGATCGATAGCCAATGAAGTCAAGATGCCCGGCGGGGAGCAACTAGCCCCCGCCGGGCATCGCCCCGTATAGCGGGATGGTCAGGATGACCAAATAGGCGCAAGGAGGCGCGCCCGCTCCTTTCAACCAAGGAGCGATTCCCCATGCTTATTCGTGTCGGCTCGTGTGAGGCAGAAGTCAAAGTCGCGGCGGTGATGAGCACCCCGCGGCTTGGCTTCACCGACAATTTCTTCTGTGTGTCGAGCGCTCTGGCTCCACATGGCATTGCCCCGATCAAAATTACGGGTGCTTTTTGGGGCCAATGCCTGCAACGCGGCATTGAGTCCGTCATCGACACGCATGACGTGATCCTTACGATCGACTACGACACGGTCTTCACGAGCAAAACGGTCGAGGCTCTCCTGGCCTTGCTCATGTATTCGGGCTACGACGCGATCGCGCCGCTCCAGACTAAGCGGGAGGCGAACGCGGTCATGTTCGCCCTGCCGGGCGTGGCCCCCGAAGAGAAGACGAGCGTCGAGGCGGAATTCTTCACGAAGCCGGTACAGCCAGTGGAGACGGCCCACTTCGGCCTGACGTTCATCCGCACCGCGGCGATCAAGAAGATGCCGAAGCCGTGGTTCATGGCGTCAGCGAATGACAAGGGCGAGTTCGACGGCGGTCACGTTGATGAGGACATCGCATTCTGGAAGGCATTTGCGAAGGCCGGCAACAAACTGGGCCTCGCGACGAACATTAGCGTCGGCCACGCCGAACTGATGATCACATGGCCCTCGCGATCAGTCGAAGGCGGCAAGGTGCAGCAACACACGACCGACTTTTGGAATGGCGGTCGCATCCCGCCAGAGGCAGCATGGGGGGCGATAAAATGAAGATTCGGGTCATTCAGGCGTTTCAGGCGTACAAGCGCGGCCAGGAGTTTGACTGGCCCGACGGAATGGCCCGTATTTTCGTGGCCCGCGGCCTGGTCGAGCCGGTGGTCGAGGACGAGACGGCAACGGTCGAGCCAGAGGTCGAGCACGCATCGATCGACAGCAAGCCAAGGAAGCGGCGCAAATGATCATCTACGGTTCCGCGACGGTTCGACCACGCACGGTGCTCTTCGGGTCGCCGCTGCCGCCGACAGGCACGCTGACCCCCTATCGAAGCCTCGTTGTAGCCCAGAAGCCCGTCGTGGAGCCGGTGAGCCTCGCAGAGGCGAAGGCCCAGGCTCGCATCGACGCCGATGCCGAGGACGCTCTGATTCAGTCGTACATCACAATGGCTCGCGAGTGGCTGGAAGGCACGCTCGACATCTCGCTGATTACGCAGACGCTGGAGGCCCGCTACGACCTGTTCCCGGTGTGGGAGATCATCCTGCCGAAGCCACCGATGGCGGCCGGCACGGTGACGATCACCTACCGCGACGGGAACGACACGGTGCAGACCCTGTCGAGTGCGAGCAGCCACTTTCAGGTCGACCACCGCGTCATGCCCGGCCGCGTCTACCCGAATTACAACGCCGTGTGGCCGCTGCCACGAGGCGACGAGAACAGCATCACAATCCGCTGGCAGGCCGGCTACGGCCCGACCGGCTTCGACGTGCCGGCGACCGCCCGCGGGGCGATCTTGCTCCTCGTGTCGCACTGGTTCGAGATGCGGCAGCCCGTCGTCACCGGCTACTCGCAGGTGCTCCCGATCCCGAAGACCGTTGACACACTGATTGCCGCGACAGACTGGGGCGTGTACCGATGAGCGTGAAGGCGAGAGTCGATGTCAGCGTGGTCTACCACGATAATGATGGCTCGACGTTTACCGTGGGCAGCCTGACCGACAGCCGGATGACCGAGCCGTCGGTGGCCTCGACGATCAGCGGCACCTGCGGCACGACCGCAGTGTCGATCGCCGGCAGCGGGTCGCTCTCGACGCTGGCGATCAAGAACACCGGCAACTCGGTGCTTCGCGTGGCCGGAGCCATCGACGTGACGGCGGGCCGCGTGGCAGTGCTGCCTGTCACGAGCACCGTGACGGTATCGTCGCCGGCCGGCAACGGGGCGTACACCGCAGTCTGGGTGGGCTAATGATCATCGGCCGGATGCACGACCGGATCACGATCACCTCGCCGACGGAGGCGTATAGCCCGTCAGGCGAGACGACGCTGTCGTGGGTGCCGTTTGCGGAGGTGTGGGCGAACGTCGAGGGGTTGTCGAGCCGTGACATTTTGCAGGCCCAGCAGGCGAACGTGATCGCGACCCACCGCATTCGGATTCGGTATCTGGACGGCGTGACGCATCTCCAGCGGATCGAGTATCGCGGGAAGACGATGGAACTGGCGAGCGTCACGAGCCGTGAGAACTCGACGATGATGGAACTCTTGGCACGCGAGGTAACATAATGGCCGTCCAAATCGACGCCACGCTGCCTCGCACGTTTGATGGTGGCATCACCGCCAATCAGATTGTCGAGGGTTTCGTCAGCGTCCGCACGGCTGGGGCGAGGGAGATCGCCAAGAGGCTTGAGGAGATGGCGATTGCAGCCGGCCGCGACCCGTCTGGCTTGATGCAAAAGGCCGTCCGCGCAGCGTCGCAGCCGATCATCAAGGGCTACAGAAACAAGGTTCGCAACGTCACCGGCAACCTCGGCAAGTCGATGACGACGAGGGTTCGCAAGTACGACGGTGCAGCCGTCGCGATCACTGGCCCTCGCGTGACCGGCCCCGTCGGGGCTGACCCGGAGCTAGGCAGCGGCAATCACGCCTGGCTCGTCGAGTTCGGCACCGGCCGCAGAAAACCGGGCACGCAAGGCAGAAGGACATACGTCAATGTCCACCAGCAGATCAACTTCCGCATGACCCGCGCTGGCACGTTTAACAACCAGCAATTCGAGCGGATGGGGAAGGGCTACTACTTCCTCATGGGGTCGAAAAACGAGCGGACGCGGCAGGCCAAGATGGGCAGCGGCTATCCGCATGACTTTGGCTCGGATCGCCCCGGCGAAATGCACCCGATCGCCCTCCAACCAGGCGAGTCGATCGCTCCAATGCTGGCCCAGAATCCCATGGAAAAGACCATCACCGAAACAAATGGCGAAGTCCTTAACATTCTGATCAACAGGATGCAGGGCTTCATTGACTCCCTATGATCATCGCCCCCGAAAAGCACGTTTATCTCCGCCTGGCGACCGCCCCTCGCGTCGCGAGGCTGGTGGGGTTTCAGATTTACCCCATCGCCGTGCCGAAGAACGCGGTGCTGCCGTTTTGCATCTATAAGCGGCAGAACATCACAAGGGAGTCACACCTGACCGGCCCGATGTTCATGCCTTTGGTAAACCTCCAGATCGCCTCGTGGAGCACCAATTACGACGGGGCGAGGGAGCTTGCCGACGAGGTTCGCTTGGCCCTTGATGGAGCCACCGGCAGCCTCGCAGGCGTTACCATAGAAGATATGAGGTTGGTGTCTGAAACAGATGACTTCCTCGACCCCACGGCCGTCGGTGCCCAACTCCCGCCGGCCTACGAGGTCAGACAACTTTGGCAAATCCGGTGGCAGGAAGCCACCGGATAGTCGACGGGACACGACAACGGCGCAAGGAGGCGCAATCACATGGCTGGCGTTTCTGCACAGGGACTTACCTTCACTTTCGGCGGCTCGGCTCTCACGGTTACGTCCGTTCAGGTCAATGACACTCAGGATTTGATCGATGGCAGCCACCTCGGCATCGGGCCGAATCAGCGCCGGGAGTTCGTGGGGGGGTTCGCCACCGACCGTGAGGTCACCGTCGACTACATCTCGACCACGATCCTCGCTGCCGGAACCTCCGGTGCCCTGTCGATCAGCGGCCCGATCTCGTTCAGCGGCAACGCGACGTGTGCGTCGGCTTCGATCGGCGGCTCGGTCGGTGCCCTCATTAGTGGGAGCGCGACATTCCGCGTCGCGTAAGGCGACATGGCTGGCGTTTCTGCTCAAGGCGCGACCTTTACGTTCAGAGGCGTCCAGGCCATCGTGTCTGGCGTCAGTGTCGAGACACCGACCGCGGAGGTCACTGACATGGCCTCCGCGGTCGACCCCGTCGGCACAATCGGGATCGTGCCGACTGGCGAGTGGTCTGGCGGCTCAATCTCCGTGGATTACATCCACGCCGGCCCATTGCAGGCCGACCCGCAGACCCTCGTGCGACAAACGGGGCAACTGCGATTCATTTCGCCCGGCTATAGCGTGGTGCGAAATGTGATTCTTGAATCAGCGACGACTGAAGCCACGGCTGGCGACATTGTGCGAGGGACGATGCGATTTCGGATGACGGACTACTACGGGAGTTGATTTTCGATGGCACTAAGCAAGAAGGCGATCCTCGCAGCGAAGGACACGAAACTGAAGGGGCCGATCGCGGTTTCAGAGTGGGGCGGCGAGGTGTACTTCCGCACGATCAGCGGCGCGGAGCGCGACCAGTTCGAGGATTCCTACGCCGAGCAGAAGATGAAGGCGTTCAGATCACGGTTCCTCGTGATGACGCTGGCCGACGAGTCTGGCGAGCGTCTCTTTGAGGACAAGGACATCGACGAGTTGGGGAAGAAGTCGAGCGTCGTGATCAACAGGCTCTTCGACGAGGCGTGGCAGCACAATGCCTTCACCCAGGAGGCAGTTGATGCCCTGGGGGAAGGTTCAGCCTCCGGCCAGAGCGGAGGTTCTACTTCAAGCTAGCTCTATGCCTCGGCATGAGCGTGCGGCGATTGCTGGAGGAGGTCGATAGTCAGGAGTTGGCAGAGTGGGCGGCGTATGACGCCATGTGGCCGCTGCCGGATCACTGGCAGCAAACCGCACGCATCTGCCGCATCATCATGGCTGCCAGTGGCAACTACAAACGGGTGCCGGAAGAAGAGGTCTTCATACCCGCTGCGAAGAAGCCGAAGCAGTCGCAAGAGGCGATGTTGGCAGAGTTAGCGAAGTTACAGCAACCGCCGCAAGGATGAGGCGATGGCACGCGGGTATCTCGGCAAGATTTCGGCAGTCGTCGCGGTCAACACCGACGACGCACGTGCCAAGTTAAGCGCCAGCGCGAGGGACTTCACGCGCTACGCAAGGAGCGTACAAAGCACGATCGGCAGTGCGACGGGGTCTGCCGGAAAAGCGTTTGATGCGATCTTCACGCCTCTTCAACGCCTCCAGAGGGCACTTGCCGCGACGCAGACGGGCCGCCTTGGCCAGACGCTTGGTCTTGGAATCGACCAGGCACAAGTAACGCGAATTCAGCAACTTGTTTCCGCTGCTGAACAACTGGCAAAGCCGTTGGCTGCTGGCCGGTCGCAATTCTCGACTCTGTCTGATGACGTTGCCGGAGAGTTTCAGCCAGCTCTGGTTCAGGCGCAGCGACAGGTTGAGTTGACGAGAGTAGCAATTGACCGCTTCGGCAGCATTAGCGAAAAGTCATTTGAGAGAGTCAGTGAAAGAGTAAAGTCGACGACGCAGGCGATCGCTCGCCTTTCTGAAGCGCAGGCCATGGCCAACGCCGGCCAGACCGGCCAAGAACTTGCATTCCGTGCCCCCCGTGTTCGCGACGAGTTGTCGCAATCGGCGGCACTCAGCCAACAGGCATCCCAGCTTCCGGCCGCAACGCTCGCCGACGATTCGATTCGTCAGCGTGTCGAAGACCTGGCGAGGCTGCGGCAGGAGATCACGCGCTACCAAGCTTCAGTTGAACGCCGTCAGGTGCTTGGCCTCGACACGACCGAGGCGTCGGCGAGGCTTGCAGCGGCAATCCGGCAGTCGGCAGAGGTGCGGGGGTCGCTGGAGCGGGTGATTCGCGTCTCGGTGGACTCCGAGCGAGCAACTAGGCAGGTAGAGGAGCTTCGTGTTGCCCTGGCTTCGATCCGCGAGAACGTCGCGTTTACCGTCACGGGCGAGGTTCAGAACTTCGACCAGGCGAGGCAGGAAGTGTCTCGTCTGGAAGGAGCCATCCGAGAACTCGACGTGGCGCAACGCGAAGCCTTCGGCCGTCGGCTCCAGCAGGTGAGCGAACTGGTCGCCACTGGCGACGTGGCCGAGCTTGAGCAGGTTCGGAGGCTGATTGCAGACATTGGCGAAGCCGTCGGCGTTCGACGCCAACTGAATGTCGACACTGCCGACTCCAAGAGGCGGATCGACGAACTGAAGGCGTCTCTGGCTTCGATCCGCGAGAA